TTCCGCTCGTAGTGCTGTACCAGACCAATCAGTTCGGTCTTGTGCTTGGTGAAGACCAGGGCAGTCACGTCCTTGGACTGATGGCACCACACGGCATGCTTGACGAACTCGTCGATCATGGCTTTCTGAAATTCGAACTGCATCCCCTGTTTGGACCAGGCAGAGAACGTCCGATACAGAATGCCTCTCTCTACGCCTCGGTTGTACCGAATGCCAGCGGACAGACACCTATCAGTAAAGTGCTGGAGGAGTGCTGTGGTCGTAGGGACAGACCTCTCCATTGTCCCAGCAGGAGCAGAGTTACCTCTACGACAAAGCCTAGGGGCCGTAATCCCATCGGCTATCGCCGAGGGTAACCCCTCCCATCCGCCCCTCGCCTCCGCTTCGCTACTGCGAGACCCGTTCTCCCTCCCCAGGTCGTCGAGCCTAGTCGGCTCGACGACTTCAGAGAAAGTGAATTGGAATTTTTGTCTAGAGGCTAAAAACCCCAGGTCAGAGACTATTCGGTAATATCCATCTTCAAGTTTTTCTATCAGATCCTCGTCTTCCAGTACCCGTAAGTCGGTCCGAATCAGCCCCCTCTTGAGTGTGGACTTATAGATACGAGAGGCGAGATCCCCCTGGGATAGCTGCCTGGTGATTCGTTTGCTATTCGCCTGGCTACTCATGTAGGCCAGGAGTTCTTGCTGTTGGATACTCAACCTGTCGCAGGACGCGTTTGTATAGCCCTCGGTCACGGCCTTGCTCCCCTCTCTCGTGCTAGTGGGCAAGCGACACAGCAGGTAACCCCGCACGATACGCCTGGCCCATGGCCACGGCAAGTGGCAGTTCGCCCACAGGTAATCCCCAAGAAATCCCCATTCCACCTGGGGATAAGGGGGGTGCCCTGGCTCTGGTGCGGTGCCGCACTTAGCCTCGGTGAATGACATTCATCGAGGACCCGACGCTCGGGGACGAGCAGGAAGAATCCCTGGAGATCGACCCCGAACAGCTATCGGAGGAACTGGAGCGCTACCAGCCCGAGCCGCTGGATCCGGCCTCGGAGGAGTTTGTCCACAGACTTGTCGACAGGGTGTGGGAATTCACCATCGCCTTCTCAGGCGTGGCCATGTTCGAGTACCAGGAGGCACTCGGTCGCCGGATCATCGAGTCGGTCCTGTCTGCCGACGGGGCCACCATCACTGGTGAGTTCTCCCGGCAGTCTGGCAAGACCGAGGTGCTCGCGAATGTGGCCTCGGCCCTGATGATTCTCTTGCCCCGCTTGGCCAAGATGTTCCCCGAGTTCGAGCCGTTGCGGAAGTTCGGCGAGGCCAACAAGGGCCTGATGGTGGGCTGTTTTGCGCCGGTCGAACAGCAGGTGGAGACCCTGTTCGGGCGCATCGTGGACCGGCTGACCAGTGAGCGTGCCTTGGAGTTGATGGAGGACCCCGACATCGACGAGATCCCGAGGGCTGGCTCGCGACGGGTCAAGCTGAAGAAGTGCGGCAGCACCTGCATGCTGCAGACGGCCAACCCCAGGGCCAAGATCGAGTCCAAGAGCTTTCACCTGCTGCTGATTGACGAGAGCCAACAGGTCGACGAGTACGTCCTGAACAAATCCATCACCCCGATGGGGGCGTTTTACTTGGCCACGATGGTAATGACCGGAACGCCGGATATAACCAAGGGTGTATTCTATAAGACAATCATGTACAACCGTAGACAAGAGCTACGGCGTCGGGGCAAGAAGAACCACTTCCATTACGACTGGAAATGGTGTGCCCGGGTGAACAAGAACTACGCCCGGTACATCAGGGGAGAGGCATTACGGATCGGGGAGGACTCAGACGAGTTCCGCCTGAACTACGCCCTGGAATGGCTGCTGGAGCGTGGACAGCTAATCGTGGAGTCCAGGTTCAACGAACTGGGTGACCCGTCCATGCCCCTGGTCTGGAGTTACTGGAAGTCTCCCTGTGTGGCCGGTATCGACTTCGCCAGGAAGATGGACTCAACTGTCGTAACCGTAATGTGGGTCGACTGGGAGCGCCCTGATGAGCTAGGTTTGTTCGACCACCGTATCCTGAACTGGCTGGAGATCCGTGGAGAGGAATGGGAGGAGCAGTACTTCCGGATATGCGACTTTCTGGGTAACTACTCCATTGTCTCCATCGGTGTCGACGCTCAAGGAGTGGGGGATGTCGCTGCCGACCGGCTCAAGCGTCTCCTTCCGTCGATCCAGATCGAACCGCTTGGTGGTCACATTTCGGATCAGTCCAAGCGATGGAAGCATCTTCAGCAGCTACTCCAGCGAGGACTGATCTCCTGGCCTGCTCACGCCAAGGCCAAGAAGACCAAGGTGTGGCGGCGGTTCAGACAGGAGATGCTGGACGTCGAGAAGAAGTACCAGAACGCCTACCTGGTCATCGAAGCGCCGGACGAGGCGGGAGTGCATGACGACTACGTCGACTCCCTGTGCTGCGCCTCGGTGATGAGCCAGATGTTGATGGTGCCTGAGGTCGAGGTCCGGACGTCGCCCTGGCTGAGCTACCGGGGGCGGAGGCGGGCCTAACCCTTTCCTCGGGCAACTGGCTGAACCAGCGCTCGACCTCGGGGTCGGCGTCGCGAGTCATGTAAGCGCCCAGGCCAGAGTGGCGAGCACAGCCAGCCGCCTCCCAAGCCAAAGCCAATGGTTGTCGGAATGCTCTGACCCGGGCACTGGTCTGATAGTAGACCGGCCCGGGTCGGGGCCTGGGCCGGTCCGTTGTCCAATCGTCGTACGTTTGGGGACAGTCGAGTTTTGGACAACCCCAGATTATCTACCGGGGTCCCCGCTGTCCGTCCATCGGCAAACCCAACCGGGCCTGTGAATGGGAAGGACCCCGGCAGAGCACTCAGGCTAACAGCCGTCGTAGGGACTCCAGGGCGCTCTACCGGCCATGGCGTACAGCTTGGCGAAGGCGGCGTCCTGCGTGGCCCTGGAGGCCGTTGAGGGCGATCCTGATAGCCCCAGGCTCGACCAGGTCGACTGCAGGAATCCGTAGACGTTGGGGTTGATGCCATTGCCGCTCTCCCTCCAGGCGACGCACGCCTGGTAGCTGCCCGAAGCGGGAGACGAAGCTCGAACGGTTGGCGTCGTGGGTACTATCCGCCTTGCGGTAGTCCGAGGCGACCTGCTGATGACGGGATTCCTGGCCGGGGCCGTCACAGTGGGTCGCGTCGGAACGCTTGGAACGGAGCCAGTGATCAGCCAGGGCGGAATCTGGATCACCTCCCCGACGATGATCATGTTCGGGTTCGGCAGGTGGTTCCAGTAGGCGAGCACCTGCCAGGGTGTCTGGGTCATCAGACCGATTCGCCAGAGGGTGTCACCGTTTTGCACTACATGGGTAGATGGTGGACGGGGTGTGTCGGCGAATGCCAATGTTGCCGTCCCTAACAAAAAGCTGCCCGCCAGGGCAGCAGCAGTAGCTATCAGCCGTGTCTTTCGGGCCAACAGTCCTCCTTGGTCGTAAGGGATTGCCCCTTCGTGCTTCGGGTGTCTGTGGGCGGCGAGCGACCGTGCTTGGTTGCACGAACGACGCCTAGTTCACCAAGGGCACTCCTTTCTCCTGTACTTCCGGCAACGCACGGTGGCGCAGGTTAACCGTGGGTGTACAGGGTGGTCAACCGTCTCCTGGCTACCCTCGTTGTATCGCTAGCGAACTGAAATGGAGGCCAAACCATGGGTCTGGCACCTGAGCCGATGTTCCCTGAGAAGGGAACATTCGTCTATGACACAAAGGGTGCGAACAACGCTCCTGGTGAGCGTGGGCCACTTCGTTTCGAGGAGGGCCTCGCGACTGACACCGACCTTCCTGATTCATTCAAGCAGGGCATGTTGGAACCGATGATTCCGGCCCCCGGCAGGCTCCAGCACGTCAATCCTGCCGTGCAATATAAGTGGCCCGAGGAGACGATGCAGCAGCGGGCGCATGTTGGAAGTGCTGCTTGGATTGATGCACCAACAATGCTGGGTGAGTTCGCACACGGCAGCTTCACCGACGTCGCCGAAGTCACCTATGAGGAGGTCGTTCGGAACGGACGTCGCCAGCAGCGGCGTGCGCCCACCATGGTTACTGACTGATGCCCTGGCCTGCGGTCACTACACCGGGGGCCTGGACCAGCACACCGACTGCCGGGGGATTTACGGCTCCTGCAGCATCGTCGGCCATGGCCCGTGGTACTGGCGGCATGGGTGCTACTGGTGGCTTTGGTTCTGGCACCAGTGGAATGGGAACGTCATCCATGGGTAGTGGTGGAACTGGTTCTGCCACCAACTTCACCTGGGGTCATGACACTCATCCGGACTGGGAAAACCCTGAACCAGAGCGTGATCCCAGCCAGGGCTTCTACAACGACCGACGGTCTGAGGGTCGACGGCATGAGCCGAAGTTTGGCGGGACTGGAGGAGAGGTTCCCCCATGGCTCAAAAAGGCAGTTGAGAGGCACACCCGAGCGAGAAGCAATGGTCGGACCATCTGGCATCCCGACATTCAGACCGATCGTTTCTTGGGGCTGGAGCCTGGTGAGTCGCAGGGTTACTGGGGAAAGTCGCACCCCAGGAACTGATGGACTTCTACGACCGTCGCGATGAAGGCCGCAGGCATGGTCCGCAGTACTCACCCTGGCCTCGACTGACTCGGTCATACCAGGTGAGGATCGACGGCAACCTGCCGGGGGCGCACTATCCAGGAGTCAGAACGACACCGAGCTTCAGGAAGGCTCGGATCAAGCGCAGTCAACCGTTCGAAATACCAGCACCGACCACAGACCCCACCAGTGAGACCGGCTATCCATCGAGTAACTGATGCCCCGTCGTCCTCCGCCTTCTTCGGATGATCCCTTTCGGCATACTCACTACTACGACCCGATCGGCTGGGACCGGCTCGATCCCAGGCCTCATCCAGGTAGTCGCCCGATTGCACCGGGCGCACCTATCCAGAATATGGGCCGTCCTGCTGGACCCCGGGGTGGTGGTGGGATGTCCTTCGTGATCGTTCGCGACGAGCACGGCAATCACCAGAGCGTGGCCAGGTCCAGCGTGAAGACGAAGAGGAGGTATGAGACTGAGCAGGCGGAACTGGATGCCCCGGCTGGTCCTCGCCTGGGCTATACGGAGTACCACAGAGGACTCCAATCGCAAGCCGAAGTCGTCCACGAACAATATTTTGGGTCTGGTCGTCGGCCTCTCAGTCCTGACGCCATGAGGTGGACACCGGAAGAGGGCGAGCAGGAGATGCAGGAATGGCAGTCCATCTTCCGTGATCGGAGGCGTCCCCGTGGCGACACCGACTGAGCGTCGGAAGGCTTCTGAGAAAGCCAGGGGGCCTCGAACCAGCTTTGATGCTGGTGACTACCGGACCCGTGGCTATCTCCAGATCGGTCCCACTCATCCTGACCAGGGTGAGATGTTTCCGCACGGAACGGTCGAGAATGATCCCCACCGGAATCCTCACATCCGAGAATGGAAGGATCTCTCACCTAAAGAACGGGCCGAGACCACCAGGGTCATGTCGGAGCGTTACGGCGTGACCCTGCAGAGCGCAGCCAAAGAGCACGGTCACTTGATTGACGCTGGTTTTCGGCGTGCTGCTGCCAGTTGTCCAGAGTGTAAGACCGTTGAGGCTGAAGGCCAGCGCTGGTACCACGGTGGGCCTGGGACTGAAGCTCGTGAGATTCGGGAGTTCGCTGGGGAGAAGGGCATCTCTTTCCAGGCGGCGGCGTCGATGCGGGCGGTTGTCTCACCTCAGGGTGATGCCATGAGGGAGATGGAGACAGTCCGAGCGGCGGCTCGGCATGTGGAGAGCAGAAAGGGTGGAGGAAGATACGCCCATTACCCCGATCCTGCCGGTCGGCTGCACATCAAGGGGTCACAGCACATCCAGATCAACACCCAGAAGTCGGCGGAGATCTATCGCCAGGCTCGCGAGGGCGTGCATCCTCACGACGTCGAGGTCGAAGCCTCGGCTCGGGGTGAGCGAATGGGTCAGCCGGTGTATGAGAAGGGTGAGGTGAAGATGGGTCGTGCTCTGTCCGGCGGGAAGGTCACCGGCTACGAGGAGTCGTACAGCTTTCCCAGTTCTGCCCGTGTTGGGGCTGTGGACGTTCACGCCGCCAGGGGCATGACCCCTCACCTGGACCAGGACAAAGAGCGTGACAAGATGCTGGACGTCAATCATGCTCACGCCTTCTTCAGTGAGGCGATGAAGCGGGCAGCCGATCAACGGGGCCTTGGCATGGCTGAAGGACAGACGGTGGCCTGGCATGAACTCCGGAACTATGAGGGTGTCCCGGTCGAGCGTGGGAACCTCATCCCTCAAACCCGTCAGTTCGGTGATGTCGGAGCAGTACCTGCGCCCCGAAAGGGCCGTCGTAAGAAGGCGGCAGTGGAACGGGAAGCAGACGTGACAGCGACGCTGAAGAAGACCAAGAAACAGGGACCTCTGCCCCTGAAAGGACGTTGGAAAGGATACTGATGGCCGGATTCATCCAGAACCAACCAGCCCCGTACATGGACGTGAACACCTTGTGGAGTGATCGACGTGAGCCTCACGCCAATCCTCTCTCCACCGAGCCTCGCCGGTCGATCCCTAGGCCCACTGATGCCTCGAAGGAACTCACTCCCTTGTTGAGCTTCCTCTATCACCCGGGTACGACCGGTCGCGACTGATGCCTGCGGTCTATCCCATACCGACTCAGTCGGACCTGACCAGGTTCCAGCCCCGGCTCGCCGCTCAGGCTGCTGGTACGCCGTTGGCCAGGTATGAACGCCAGTTGGCACTGACTGCCATGGCCACGGTCCGGCGGCGTCGTCTGCCTAAGGTGGTCGAGCCGCCTCCGCCTCCTCTCACTCTGATCACGGCTCCTAAAACGTAATGGCCATCCAGTTCATCAGTCCGAGCTACAGGGCGGCGTCGTCCGACCTGACCATCCAGATCAGTCCACTCGGGCTGGTGGAACTGGCTGACGAGGAGTTCGAGGTACACGGCCCCAGGCTGAACCGCTACGCCATGAACTGGGCCTTCTACTTGGGCTACCACTGGGCACAGCGACCAGAACTCGGTGAGCCACAACTGGTCTTCAACTATGTGAAGGCCATGAGCGACTTCACCACGAACTTCGTGTTCGGTCGTGGCGTTGGCTTTCGCTCCGACGATGCGACCTCGGCCATCATCCCGACACGTCTGCAACGGATCTGGGAGGTCGACAACAAGAAGGACAGCCTGCTGTGGTCCATCGGTCAAATGGGGTCGGTATCGGGTGACGTGTTCTGCAAGGTTGCCTACGAAGAGCCGTGGGAGGATCCGTCTGGCATGCCCCACCCTGGCCGAGTCCGGATCCTCCCACTCAACTCGGCCCATTGCTTCCCCGAATGGCACCCGCACGATCGCGAGCGCATGATCCGGTTCAAGCTGAAGTACCGGTTCTGGGGCACCACGATCGAGGGAACCAGGCAGGTCTACACGTACACCGAGCTACTCACTGACACCAACATCGAGGAGTACGTCAACGACGAGTTGATCGCCCAGTACCCCAATCCTCTGGGCGAGATCCCCATCGTCCACATCAGCAACCTGCCTGCTGGCTCTTCTCCCTGGGGTATCAGCGACGTGAACGACATCACGGTGATCAATCGCGAGTACAACGAGAAGGCCAGTGACGTCAGCGACATCATCAACTACCACGCTGCCCCGGTAACCGTCATCACTGGCGCTCGGGCCTCGAACCTGGAGATGGGAGCCAAGCAGACCTGGTCGATCCCCAACAAGGATGCCAAGGTCACCAGCCTCCTGTTCGACCCCCAGGGTGTCGAGGCCGCTCTCAAGTATCTGGAAGTCATCAAGCGCTCCATGCATGAAATGACCGGAATTCCTGAGACGGCCCTAGGCCAGGAGCAGCCGATCTCAAACACGTCCGGTGTAGCGCTCGCCATCCAGTACCAGCCATTGATGCAGCGCTTCCGGCTGAAGGCCACCCAGTACGGCGAGGGG